TTTTAAATAGACTTTCATCTAAAACAAATTCTACTTCATCAAATGCATCTTTGCCACCATATTGGCCTACTCTTATGCCCCATTCTTCAATAAAGTCTATGCTATCTTTGTCATCTGCACTTAGTACATCAAAAAGTTTGTTCAAAGAATTAATTGTACCTTTATCTTGAATCATTCCTTGATAAAATTTAAATTCACTTACGTCATTTTTAATAATATTTTCTAAGTATTGGCGCTTTTGATAGCCAATTAGATGTTGAGCCATTTTTTGTTGACCAACATCAAAATTGTCGCTGTCTAAATCATAAAAATCTGTAAACTGTAAAGCTTTGTAATCCCAATTAGGCAATAGTTCACTAGATGGCTTTTTATCTAATCTGATCCAATTATCTTTGTTAAAAGTTTCCGTGCCTGGTAAAAAAGCATTTGAGCCATAATAAAATTCTTTATATTTAACAACATCCCCAAGATGATAATCTGTCCAAGGTGCCCAATCATCTATAATAGCTTGGTCATAGATAAAACCAGGAGCATCTAAACTACCATCCCAATTAATTGTTTTATAACCTGCAACTTGAATTTTTTCTTGTCTATACCCTGTTTCTGGGTTGTAAATTAAATCATTAAATTGCGTAACATTATCAATTAATAAAACGTGTTCTTTTTGTACTAGATATACGGCAGCACCATATATTCCCAAAGTTTCATTTTTGGGTCTAAGTGTAAAAACACCTTCATATCTAAGATAATTTAATAAATCTGGATCATATTTTTGACCATCTGCTGAAAATATTTCGTAATTATGTTGTTCTCTAAGATCATTTACAGTGTTGTATTCTATTTTTAAATCTAGTTGTAATGCTGCTGGACTTAAACTAATTGCTGCTGCACCATCTGAATTTAGATTTTCTAATTTATAAAAATTTGCAAAATTAAAGACATCACTGGGCTGTTGATCTTGTCTTGATCTGTAGTAGTCACCGTTATAAAATACAATCTCGCCAAGCTTATATGATTTAGTTTCGATCCAATCTGTATAATCATCAGCACCTGAACTCCAATTTTGTGTGGTCCAAAATAAGAATTCTTTTACACTAACTTCCCAACTGGCAACACTTCTTAACTCTGGATTAAAATTATCAAAACTAAATCCTTGATCTTTTAAGTATTCGCCATGGCCTAGTAAAAAGTCAACTACTTCCTGTATGCTGTTTACCACAGTGCCATAATTTAATATTATGGGATCTCTTTCCCATTTCTTTCTTAAGTTGGCTGTTACTCCGCCAACTAAAGGCAACGCTGGAATTTTTTGTAATAAATCATAACTGGGATTATCCTGACTGGTATGACTAATTTTAACTCTATAATAATATCTGTCAACTAACAATATATTGCCAACTAAGTACTGCTGATTTGGTGACCATTCAATATAACTTTCACTAATACCGCCTACATTAATATTAATTCCAGATTGCGTCCAAGCATAATAATAAAAATACGGATTAGTTTGATTATAACCTTTGATAGAATACCCAATACCACGTTTAGTTTTAATTTTGGTTATAATTACGCCACTGTATGATAATTTTTTAGTTGGGCTACTAACATTTAAAAATATTTTATAATTTTCATTTGGTACAAAAACTCCAGACTTAGCTGCTGAATTTTTGCTATCTAATATAAGTTGATATTTTTCTTTGCTGGTAAACCCTGCTAACCTATGACTTAATTTATTGTTAATTAATTTTAAATCACTTTTATATGTGTCTAAAAAGCCACTATTATCACCTTGTAAATAATCAGCAACATAGTTAACTAGCCCAGAAGTAAACACTCTAACTGTGTCATTTACATTATTTGGCAATTTAAGATCAGCTAAACGCAATCTCAAATTTGTATCCTTATACACTAATTGATTGTTTCTATTTCTAATTATTCTAGATCTATCCAAATAGCTGCCTAATACACGATTTGGCTGCATTAGAATCATGGTAATTAGCAAACTAAATGGATAATAACTGCTACGTCTCCATGCTGTTTCTACTGGTCCTTGATCACCAAATACATAATTTGAATTGCCATTAGTATCAAATATACCCTGTGTTAAATTTGCCACAATTGGGTTTACCAAATTTCCTAATTCATCAACAGGTGCAATGTCCAATACTGCTCTGGTAAATTTACTATTTCTATTAACTGGTTTGCCTGGTTCTTTAATGACGCCATCACGTAGATCCTGCCATAATATTAAGTTATTAGATGTGTATGGTGCTGGGCCATAAGTGTCCTCCCACCATTTTGGCTTAATACTAAAGCCTAAACTTTCCCAAGGTGTTAAATGTATACGATCAGTGTCAAAATAAAATTTATAAATGCCGCGCCAAAATGCTGGCACATTGTTTCCATCTATGCCAACTGCTTCACTATAGTTAAATGTAAACGGATTTGAAGCATCATAAACTAAAGATTGTGTAAAATCTTTATCAATTAAGCCAGTCCATTTAAAAAAGTTAGGTGCTAATATTTCATTAAATTCATCTAAAGAATAATCAGTTGTTCTATTAGCTCCTGGTATAAAATCATATATGTCTAATATAGTTGTATCATAGTGAATTTTGATGTTATTAAAAATTCTTTTTTCTAATTCTAATATTACATCATCTCTATAATCATTATAGGCCAATATTACACTGCCATCATGACCTTGTATTAGATATTTTGGTTCAAGTAATGTAGTATCTAAATATTTTTGAGGTTCAAATTTGGGATACAATCCCAAAGTAGTTGGTGTTGGTGGGATAAAACACCCATCTGTACTTTCATATTCATAAACAGTTAAGACATCATTTTCTTTAATAGGGGTCAATACCTCAATAAATCCGTCAAACCCAAATGTATAATCTTGTTCGTGTATTAATTGAACAGTGTTTAAGTAAACATTTACAGCTTTATGACTCAGTGTGTCCAGTGTAAATGGTGCGGACAGCGGGTATTTGACTACTCTATAATCCTGTACGGTAAAATCAGTTTGTTTACATGCCCCATATCCTAATACATCACTAAAATAATAGGGTGCTGTTTTAGGATTTCCTTGATTAATATCAAATAGTATTTGATCCACTGACTCTTTAACCGATATGTCATTTGATAATTCAGTTAAATGACTAATAAAGTTTCGTTTAAATTTTCCATAATCATCTCTAGATTTTTCTAATGCATTTATAACATTGGCAGTTTTATTTGTTAAATGATAAAGTGAAGCATTAATACTGCCACTATGCTGTACAAATTTTAAGCCATAAGAACTAACATCTGAAAGATCTCTAAGATTACTTACTCCTGGATATGCTCCAACAAATGTGTCAAGATTATCTATTATGGAATCTACATGATCAATTACTTCACCTAGAGTAAAATCATTAATATTATTGTTTAGTGGATTATTTTGAAAATTAATTGGGAAATCATATTTCCCATTGTTATTTTTACATTGTTTACTATAACATTTTAATGTGACTATGTCTGCATCAGTTACATCCTTATCTAATACAACTGTTTTATAGACAATGTCATCGTTAATATGAAATAAATTCTTATCTAATCTTTTGCCATTTATATAAACTTTTACCAAAAGATCATCAAGATTATTAATATCATCATAAACATCTACGGGAAAATTATTATATAAATTAGAATTTTTATAAATTCTTACTATGGGCTGAACATTTTTTAATTTGTTAACTGTCCAACCATTAAGATATTCGCTGCTTAAATTATTATTCTTTTTAAGAAATTTGTTATCAGTTTTTTCTGTTATTACTTCAGACTGAATCTTATAAGAAAAAGAATTTTGTAATAGGTCAAAATTAAAAAGAATATCGCCTACATTGTTTATATTCTTATAGCTTAGGGCAAATTTCAATTCAGAGTCTGCTGTGCCAGTGCCTATCTTATAGGAAAAAATCTTATTTCCTGAAAAAGTTGAGCCATCATATTTGCTGGAATCACCTAAATTAACGCCATCTTCATCAAATAGGTCAAATAAAGGTTGTTGATTTTGTGCTGATTTTGCCTGACCAAGAATCCATTTTGTGCCATTATACCATAACATTTGTGCTGTATACTTTGCACCAGTTTTAACCAATACTACATCATGTAAATTTGGCAGTGTGTCAGGCTCTTCCTCTAAATGGATCCTTCTAATACCAATACTGCTATTGTTATCATGTGTGGTGATAAAGTTTACTCGATATATTTTACCATCAACTAAGGGATCATTGTCACCTGTAAATAATATTCTATGTCCGTCAAGTAAGGATACACCGTCAATATTATAACCTAAAGAACCTTCTATAATAGAAAAAACATCACCAGTAAAATCATCAACTAGATCAATATCTTGTTTGGGAATTGTACCAAAATTATAAAGTTTAATATTTGCATTAAATTCTATAATTGGACGTTTGGCTCGCTGCGCTTGATCAAATACTGGCTGCTGCCCAAGTTCAATGGCAGTTTTTTCTATAATAGATTCATGAAACCAACGATTATATCTACTCCAAGGGTTTCTATCTGAACTGGCTCTATTAATTGAAATATAATCTTTGACTAGTGGCGCATACTTAACATCATTATAGGCTAATTTATCATAGCCAGTGTCGTCAAAAGTTACCTCATAATCTTTGGTATAAGGTGCAATAATTTCTAATTGTTTTTCAGGTATAAGTTGAATCTTTTCACCCACACCTTCTACATAAAAGTCGCCCTCACTGTATAAACTAGGAGTTACCCTGCCTCTAAAATTAACTTTCATGCCATTGCTTAGACTTAATCCGCTGGCCAGTGTGTATGTTTTTTTATTAAGTATTTCGTTCTCAACATCAATAGCTGTGTTTTCTTTAATGTCAAAAACTTTAATAATGCCCGATGTATCTGGTGTATTTTCACTAACATAGTACAGTACATCTGCACATTCTAATGGCACAGTAAAAGTTATTACACCATTTTCTACAGCAAAATTATCCACCCCCTCTATGAATCTATATGCTTCACCAGTTTGTCTTTGAGTTTTAATGCTAAAAGGTTCATTAACACAATCAATTTCAAAACGATATGTCTGCCCACGATACAATGTCAATGAAGGATTTCTAGTTAATCCATCCGGTGTAAAAAGATACGCTCTATTATCGCCCTCATCGGATAATGTGACTTTTAAAGTGCTAGATATTTTTTGTTGCTGTCCAGGTATTGTTATGGCATCTGGTCCAAAAGGCAACCAATAATAGTGTGCAAAATTTACTATTTTGTCCCAATCTATATGTGGTTCCCAACTATAAAATTCCTGTTGATTAACTCTTTCATGATTACTAGGCTTACCGTCTAATACTGTTAATGTGTTAACATAGTCCAAATAATCCTTATAAAAGTTCACATTGCCCAAGGTATCTTCAATGATCAAACTTGGTTCAAGTTGATAATTTTGTCTATCTTGTACAGGCTCATTTAAAAAAATGTCATTGGCTGTTGTGGCTTTGGAATTTTCTCTACCTATGTGTCCGTTAAGACGGCGCACAGTACCAGTTTGTATAAGTTGATTAATTGTACCAGAAATAAACTTTTTATTGCTGTCAGTTCTATAAAATCTAGGAATAAGATTTTCAGCTTTTCTTCTTTGATTGGGGTCATTTGATGGTGGATTTTCTAATTGATTATCGTTCATCAATAGCCTCCACTACTGGATATGTTTTGTTGTGACACAACTGTGTTAGATACGCTTATGGCGCCGTCAGCTGATATGTTACTGGCGGTAATGGCCGAGATCACTTCAATATCATCAGTGGTAGCGCCATTAATAAAAATCTGATCACTCTCTGCTTTAATTTCAAATAAACTACCAAAATGCAAGTCTAGTTGTCTAGGCACTATGACAATATTAACTAGATAAGGAGTAGTTCTATTCATAACATATGTGACTAGTTCACTGAAATAAAAGCTATCACCAAAATCCCAATTGTCCACAGCAAAGAATTCATTTATAGCAGACAATACATTAGTTCGTATTTCATTGTCGCTGATTATTTGCTCAGTATTTTTAATAACCTTAAAACTAGCTCTAAGATTTGGGCTAGCAGTGTTGCCAAATAATACCTTGTATCTTACTGGATGATAGATAACTTCATCACTCATGGCTTTGATAGCATTTAATTCAGTGGACAATGTCAAACTTAACTGGTCAGAACTTAACGGTAAAGGTTCTGTATCTAGTTTACCAATTAACCATCTTCTAAAATCCAAATCATATTGTTTGGTCAGTATGTAAAGATCAACAATATTAATTTGACCAGGGTCTATTCTAGATTCATAATCTGCACTGTGTATGTATTGGAATTTTAAATTTGATCTGCCTTGAAAAACTTTATAATCTAAACTGGCAATAAATCGTCCTTTGGTAGCATTCCATTGCTGCACAGTGTTTGTGTCTATGAAATAGTAATATTGATCAGCAACTTTGTCAATTACAGATCCAATATTAGGTCTGATTTCTACAATATTTTTATTGCCAATTTTATTAGAAACATATCTATAGTCTGTTTGCCCGTTGCTTATTTCGTATTTTTCTAAAATTATGTATCTTGATGTGTCAGTGCTAGGATCCACAATAACGTCAAAAATATTAGGATCATCAACAACACCATCATCATTGCTGTCATTAAAAGTTATTTCTATTTTTTTAGTATCTACATAACCATCTACGCCTAAAAATTCTTTATGTATTTCCCAATCTAAATTATAGGTAAAGGGGGTTATTTGATTTAAACTAGCAGGATTTGTATTAATGTTTAATACTTTTATTTGATCTTTGATAATTAAGTTGCTTCTACTATCATAAATTTTATTATTGCTGTCATAATAAAAACGAATTTGCTTGTCACTTTCAAAAATATATTTTAATTTTCTAGCTGTAACTGTGTAATACTCTGTGTCAGTGCTGAATAATAACAGCCAACTACTGTCTAATTTTTGATTGCTGTCGTCACCAGTTTTGCCAATGTTAAAGTTATCAATAATATTAAGATTACTTTCAAATACTATTTTCCAATTTTTGGATGTTAAATCATATCTCAGACCAAATGGCTTATTGGCAAAAACCAAATCAATAATGTTTGTAATAGTGGCAGTGTCTAGAGTAGTTCTCCATCTAGGTATGATGTTTACTAATCGAGCAGTAGATGGAATTTGAACGTTTAGAGTAATTGCTCCGTTGCCGTTGGCTAATATGCCTGTTGGGTTATCAGTGCTACTGCCTAGGCCATTGTTAGTAACACTTACCACTTTGGCCCAAATATATGTTGATCCACCAACTGGGATGCCAGTTTGAGGGATACTTACAAAGGCATTTTCATTTGATCTATCAAAATAAAATCCAGATTTGGCTTGGAATTTAATTAACGCACCTGGTTCTATATTTTTTAAATCATTATTAGTTGTGCCAATTACTATTTGAGTAGGGTCTTTAAAATATCCAGTACATTGATTAGTGTCTTGAGTTATTTGATTCCAACTTAAATTATTATATATTACTACCGTTTTATCATAATTGTCGTAGTAAAAATTACGAAGGTTTGTATCTTTAATAAAATTAAAAACTTGATTGTAAATTATACCCTCAATATCTGTTTTATTTGTATAATTAAATCTAAAACTGTCCTCATATAATTGCTTATAAAGTATACCATCGTCACCAAATAAATTTGTACTGCTATATTTGCCAGTTGGGTCATTTAGGTCAAAATATCTACTAATGCCACTGCTAGATCTATTAATGGCTTTGATTTTTATTATTTCTTGACTGACACTTAATGGGCTAATATTGTAATCCTCTGCTGTAATCATACGATTTTGCGTATAATATGTGGCAGGTGCATTAATTTTTATTTCTTCATTGGTTTCAAACGGGGCGCTGTTGTTTACACTGGTTTGAAGTCCCATGGTTATAGTTAACACTTGACTTTGACCAGTATTAGAAACATATTGAATATCCACTACAACATTTTTAATATCTTTAGGATTAATAGTATATCTAAGACCATTACTGACTCGATAATAAATTCTAAAATTACCTAGTGGCAATGTGCCAAATGTGCCGTCACTAAAAGCTACACTAACTCTATCATTGGTCCTAGTGATAACTGAATAGATATTTCTAATATTTTTCTTTAAGCTATTATATATTACATTATTGCCTTCAAAACTAGGCACCTTAGCCCAGTATTCTGATTCGACACCGTTGGCATTTAATTTATATAACCAAACATCTGTGTTATTGATTCCATCAGCATCAATATCTATAATTTCATTTGTACTAGGGTTGCTGATTGAAAATGTACCAGTATTCAAACTGCCCTGTCTAAAATGTGCAAAAAATCCAGAACTAGGACTGGCTGCTCCTCTGCCATCATCTCTATAAAGAAATGCTAGACTTTTGCCTGCTTGAGGCGGATCTTCTGCGATCTCGTTGCCATTTTCTATGATAGTACTGACTACTTCAAAGTTCATGGTCCTGCCATCTACAACCTTTTTAAATGTATAAACGGGAATCACTGTGTTTACAGTTTGCAATCTATATTGTTCTGTAGGTATATTATAAATTACTGCTTTATTGTCTGGGTTACCAAATTGACTATTTGCCGGCAATGCTGCATTTATTACTTTGATAAATTGTTCATACCAATTGCTATTGGCATTGTCATTCCATACTATTTCTTGACCACGTAAATTTCTTCCATTACTGTCAATAATATCTTGTGAAGTTTGAACACTTTGAAATTTCAGTAAGCCGTTAGCTGTCAAATTACGTTTGGCATTATAACCAATAGTTCTTGATAATCTCAGTACACTTTCTCTACGTTCAGCTAGTTCTAAAAAGTTATCACGAGCATTTAGGTCCACTCTAAAAGCAATACTTTGGCCTAAAAAAGCAATCATATCTATTAAGGCTAGATATTCACTACTTTCAATATAATCATTAAAGTCTTCTGGGTAGTTTTCTCTTAGATAGTCCACCATGACTCTACGAAGATTTTCAAAGTCATAACTCTTAAAGTCCGCATTGCGATAACTTTGATAGATTTTTTTCCAATCTTCTGATACTAGTAATCTATTTTGTCTATTGGTCGATGACATTAACTATCCTTGTTCTTGATATTTATAGTAGATAATAAACTGCTAGTTTAACCGATTAATCCATTAGCTTGATCAAATCTAAATCTCAATGATTCAGATATGTTATAGGGCAAATAAGTCAAGTCACATTCAATTTGAATGCCATTTTCATAAGCTGTGACAATTATGTCATTGGCTATGACTCTAGGTTCATAATTAATAATGTCCTGTACGTTTTGTGCTATCAGTGCTTGTAAATCTTCAGTTAATGGTTCAAAAATCACATCCCAAATTATGGTACCAAACTCAGGATTCATTAGTCTCTCGCCCTGTCTAACATGAAAATGATTGATAATATCCTGTTTAATTAGAGCCAAATCATAGAGAGCATATGACTCGCTGTCATCACTTACAGTGCTAAATCCCCTATATGTTCTAGGCAGTGGCGGTTCTAATTTAGGTGTGTTACTTTTTACTACTAGTTTTTCATAAAGACGTTGAATAGCCATAATCATTTATCCTTTTTAACTTTGGCAAAAGTGTCAGTACTGGTGGTATATTTTTGCTTGTCAGCTGGTGAGCCTGACCAATATTCTGGTAAATTTTTGTCCACTAATAAAATTGATTCACTATTTTCTTCATTTCTTCCATCAATATCTCTATCTGTTTTTTCAGGAGTAAATTGTTCTGGATCTAAATTTTCATGATGTGCCCAAGGTTCGTGTGTTGGTACACGACGCATGATAGTATTAAATAATTTTGATCCCTTTTCATCTGGCACACTATGCGTTTTTAATACTTTAGGCAGTTCAGCTTCAGCAGCTTCAGCGGCGGTGGCGGCTGTGGGTGCTGATGGACCGTTGAGATTGATTGTGCTGGCACTGAGCACTAAACTTGCTCCACCAATACTAGTTGCGCCGCCGCCAGTCCATTTACTGGCGCCGCCACTTTTAATATCAAGAGCTCCGCCAGCAGTAATTACATTATTGCCTCCAGAGTTAAGCTCTGAATTGCCTCCAGCAGTTAATTTATTATTACCGCCACTTTTTAGATCAAAATTGCCACCATTTTTATGTAAATGATTACCATCAATGGTGGTATTAACATTACCTTGAACCCAATTGGATTGATTACCTTCTACTATAGTATTTTGATCTTTAATTACTTCAGTCTGCATTTCACCGCCAACTTTGGTATTAAAATTTCTACCACACTCCATATTAATATCTCGATCAGCATAGAAATTTAAATCGTTTTTGGTATGCACACTGATACTATCTTCTGCATAGATATCTATTTTGCCATTGCTGGACATTTCTATCCAAGTAGTGCCACGAGCATTGCCTATGTAGATCAAGTCTTCGCTATTGTGTAATAATATTTGATGTCCAGTTCTTGTTTTTATCCTAATTAATTCATTATGGGGGATAGTAACATCGCCACCTGTTTCCTTATTTTCAACTGACACATACTCTGGAGGGGCTTCACTTGCTGGCTTTTTTCTAAG